AGGAACGCCGCGAGCTGCAGCAGGTTGATGGTGAGTTGGTGGAGATGGCAGTGGCTAAGCGGCGTGAGCAGGGCGGCGCTCAAACGCTGCAGCAGTTGATCGCGCTAGGTCAGCAGCGGGGATACAAAAATCCAGTCGCATGGGCAAAGCACGTCTTAGCCGCACGCCAAACCAAAGGACAATGGAGCAAGGTCAGATGAGCAAGTTCTGCATTGATTTAGAAGGCATGATGCTGCCCGATGCGATTGCGGCAGTCGTCGAGGCTTGGTACGAGGCGCAGAATACGGAGTCGGCGGCTGACTGGGTTGAAGATTTACGCCTGCAAATCAAGCGCGAATTTGGCCGCGGCTGGAGTGTTCGTGGTGTTGGTGCTACGAAGTTAAATCCAGAAGGCAGATGCCAGCTCACGCGCATTGCGCCAGATAGAAGTCGCAGCTCGGTAATTATTCCTGTTGAATGGCGTGCGCTAAATGCTCAATTAATTTACGATTGGGTCAAAGACATTTGTGCATTTGCAGATCCTCGTTACGAATGCTCCTCGTTGCAGGATGCTTTTGTAATGGCAGACTGTTATCAAACTAAACTTCAAAATGTAAAATCAAAGAAAATGCAATGCAACAGTGCCTTCTGAGCAAACCATCCAGCAACACATCCGCATCGCCTGCGGCACCGGCAGCACGCGGCTGTTCCGCAATAACACCGGCACGCTCAAGGACGCCAATGGCCGCCCAGTTCAGTTTGGCCTGTGCAAGGGCAGCGCTGACCTGATCGGCTGGAAGCGCGTCACCATCACGCCGGAGATGGTCGGCACACAAGTGGCGGTGTTTACCTCTATAGAGGTCAAGACCGCAACCGGCAGGCTGCGCCCTGAGCAGCAGCAGTGGCTAGATGCGGTCCAGGCGGCTGGCGGCATTGCCGGCGTGGCGCGCTCAGTCAGCGATGCGGAGGCATTGTTAAGAGATGTTGCACAGGGTTGACCAGGGCGGTGCATGGCCTATACTGAAGGAGTCGGGAGCGATCCCGGCATCCACCGCACCTAGAAACATGAATACCAGCACCGCCATCGAGGCGCTTGGCCAAATGGCCACAGTGATCGGCTCCGCCGAATCAGTTGTGGCTGCCCTGCAGGCACTGCGTGAAGGCGCCACTGATGCCCAGTGGGACAAGCTCTGCGACAACGAGCTGCTCGACGCCCTCATCTCTGCCTGCATGGATCTGGAAAGCGATCTCGAAGACTGAGCGTTAGGCCCTACGGGGCCTTTTTTATTGCCCAGCGGTCGGCGCTATCCGTAAGGACGCGCGCGGTGCTGCAGTCGCGGTGCTGCAGCTGCAACCGTATCGGAGGCCGCTATCACTCCACCCAATCACCTCAAGCATCATGCGTGCACTGATCACTGCAGCAATCCTGCTGCTGTCGCCTGCTCAAGCCCGGCAGGTGACTGCCACCGTCTACGACGGCTGGTACCACGGGCGCACCACGTACTGCGGCGGTACCTACCGCCACTGGGACGTGTCAGCCGCCCATCCATGGCTGCCATGCGGCACGCGCGTCACGGTGCAGCACCGCGGGCGCCTGCTCACCGTGCCAGTCACTGACCGCTGCGACTGCGGGTCGCTGGATCTCAGCGCTGGCGCCGCCTACCGCCTAGGCGTGCCGCTAGATGGCACAGCAACTGTGTCGATTCGTTACTAGGCAGGGTTGACCACGGCGGCACATGGTGTAGGATATGGGGACAGCAGGCAACCAGTCCTGCACCCCACCCCGAGAAACATGAACGCCGCAACCGCAACCTGCACCTGCCCCTTCTGTGGCGGATCAGGCAAGCTGCCTCACTTCTCCCACATTCAAAACGGCGACTGCTTTGCCTGCGGCGCCACTGGTCAACTCCGTGACATCAACGCTTTTGTTGGCGACAACTCAGATCTAGTGCTGACGGTTTATGTCAACAACGGCACCTTCAGCGGAGCCGAGATCCGTCGCCGCACTTGGAAGATTGCGGGTCAATACAAGGAGTGGGGCCGTGACAGCTTCTTTCGTGTCATCACTGACGCAGATGAAGCCCGCCAGATCTGGCGCAATGCCAAACGCCTCGGCGTTCTGACTGAGCTGGTGGACTGAAAAATCACGCGGCCCGCCGGAGCCGCTCCCAATCCGGCAACCACACACTGCGACCCCAACCATGCTCACAACCGCACTGCTAGTTATCTGGAAACTGCTGCTACCACTGCTGGTAGTAGTCGCCGTGATCGACTGGCTTACCGCCTCTGACGACCGCCGCATCCGCGTACTGCGCCGCACTGGCCTGAGCCAGAAGCGCATTGCCGACCGCCTCAACCTGTCCACCTATCGCGTCCGTAAGGCGCTGATGGCATGAATAACCTCAACCGCTTTGCCGTGCTGGCAATCATCTTCGGTGTCTGGGCAATGGCCTATGACACCGGCCGCCAGCAGCCCGCCTACAGCCATCACGCTTGCCAAGAGCAACTCAAGCCATGACTGAAGCAGACATTTACTGGACATTTGCCACCGCCTACCAGCACGGCGGTGGTTTCTTCCAATCGCTAGCGCACGCTGGCCTCAAGGCTGACCCCGGCAACAAGCGCCGCCTGCTGGATGCGTTCCCTGAGCTGGTCGCCACCTACGGCACCGCCAGCCGGATGCACCGCCAGATGCGTAGTGGAGCAGCAGCGTGACCAGCAATGCCGACTACCACGCCGACCCAGCCGTCAGCGCTTCGCACCTGCACGCAGTGGCCAAGTCGCCCTACCACTACTGGAGCCGCTACCTCGACCCCAAGCGCAGCGCACCCGAGCCGACTGCCGCCATGCGGCTTGGCTCGCTGGTGCATTGCGCAGTGCTAGAGCCGGAGGAGCTGGCAGGCCGCTATGGCGTCTGCGCTCCACGCAATACCAAGGCCGGCAAGGAGCAAGCAGAGCGCATGGCCGCTGCTGGCATTGAAGCCATCACTCAGTCCGATATGGCGCTAGCGCTCAGCATGGCTGCCAGCGTCCGCGTGCACCCTGCAGCAGCAGCACTGCTCGCTCATGGCAAGGCTGAGCAGTCCTTCTGGTGGGATGACGCCGCCACTGGGCTGCGCTGCAAGTGCCGCCCTGACTGGTACGACGGTGCCACGGTGGTTGACCTCAAGACCACCACGGATGCCGGCCCCGGCTTTGCTCGTAGCGTGGCTACCTTCCGCTACCATGTGCAAGCGAGCCACTACCTAGCCGGCTTGCACGGTGCTGAGCGGTTTGTGTTCATTGCCGTTGAAAAGACTGCTCCGTACGCGGTTGCTGTCTACGAGCTTGATGCCGCGGCCATGGCTGCCGGTGATGAGCTACGGCAACGTGACATGCGCGTGATTGCCGACTGCCAAGCCACCAAGGAGTGGCCGGGCTACGGCGACACATGCCAGCCGCTCAGCCTGCCTTCATGGGCACTACGCAACGAGTCTGCTATTACTTCGGAGGATTTCTAATGAGCAACCATCGCGTGCACCGCACTTGCGTGTATTGCGATTGCGTCTACAGCGTTTCCCGCTCCGCCCCTGGCGATCATTTCCCTGTTCCGATGCGGCACGGCGGCATTGATACTGTCGATTGTTGCCGAGAATGCCATTCACTGAAGGATCGCATCAATCTGGACAACTGGAGCACTGCAATGCTTAGCAAAGTTGCGGCTGATTTTCCAAAGCTCAGCCGAGAAACCAGAATCTTTTTGGCTAAAGCGATCACTTTATTTCAAGACGCAAAAGCATTAACTGAAGCACAATGAGCGCATCAATCACGCTCTGGACACCAGAGCAAACGCAGCTGATCTCAACCACCATTGCGCCTGGCTGCAGCAATGACGAGTTGCGACTGTTTGCCTACGCCTGCCAGCGCACTGGACTGGATCCGTTCAGCAAGCAGATCTACGCCATCAAGCGTGGCGGAAAGATGACCATCCAAGCCGGCATCGACGGCTTGCGTGCCATTGCCGAGCGCACCGGTCAGCTTGACGGCAGCATCACCGAATGGTGCGGTGAAGACGGCCAGTGGACTGATGTATGGCTAGGCAGCAAGCCACCTGCCGCGGCCAAGACCACTATCTGGCGCAAGGGTGCCAACCATCCATTTACTGGTGTGGCACGCTTTGCTGACTACAACGCCGGCCAAGGCTTGTGGTCCAAGATGGGCGCCGCAATGATCGCCAAATGCTCTGAGGCATTGGCACTGCGCAAGGCGTTTCCTGCTGACATGTCTGGTGTCTACAGCACCGATGAGATGCAGCAGGCAGAGGTGGAGCCGGTGACCGTTACCGCTGCACCCGCGATCCCCGCAGGCGATGCCAAGTTGTTCCAAGCCGGTAAGGCTGCTATTGCCAAGGCCGACACGCTGGACAAGCTGCAAGAGGTGGTAGCGCGCATGGATAAGCGCAAGCCTGATCTCAGCGATGAGCAAAACGATGAGTTGCTGCGCCTTGCTGTAGAGCGCGAAGCGGTGCTATCCGACACGCCATCGGAGGATCCCTTTGCTGATGACTGAACCATTCCTCACCACTGATGAGCTGGCAGCACGTTGGGGCCTGAAGCCAGCCGCCATCAAGAACCAACGTGCACGTGGCATTGGCCCTGCTTACGTCACTGCACCACGCATTGGCCTACCGGCTGGCACGCCACGTGTCCGCTATTCCCTCGCACAAGTCTTGGCTTTTGAAGAAGCCAATGGCATCACACCACTGAACTGACATGAGCCTTTACGCAACCGGCATTGTTCGCATCATCACCGACCCGCAACTACGTGCCTTTGAATCTGGCACCATGGTTGCCAACTTCGCAGGTGGCATCCAGGAAGGCAAAGACAAAGATGGCAACTGGATTAATAACGCAATCGACTGCGAGGTCTGGGGTAAGTCCGCTGAGCTGATCGTTGATAAGCTCAAAAAAGGCGACAGCATCCTTGTAACCGGTGCCGTACGCCGGCAAGAGTGGAACGACAAGGAAACCGGCGCTAAGCGCAGCAAGCATGTGCTCAGCATCCAGCGCTTTGAATTCATGCCACGCGGCGCAGCAACCACCAGCGAGGAGCCTGTGTTCTGATGAATCAAACCACACTTGACATTGCATTCAAGGAGTGGTGGGAGGCGTCTTACGGGCGCCCTCCCGGCACCCATGCAGTGATGACACACGTGGCATTTGCCGCGCATATTCTTGAACTCCTGGAGCTGACGCAAGATGATCAACCACAAAACTGAGCAGCGCCGTGATGATTACCTGCAGTGGTTGTACGAGCAAAGCGGCCGAACCTGCTGCACCTACACCGGGCTGTATCAACAGCGCATTGCTGATCTGATCCGCCGCGACATGGCAGAGGCTTTAGGTGATGAGTGATCTTGTCAATCATCCGCCGCATTACAAGCACGGCGACATTGAGTGCATCCAAGCCATTAAAGCAGCACTTGGTGATGATGGCTTTCGCGCTTACTGCAAAGGCAACGTCATCAAATACCTATGGCGTGCCGAGCACAAGGGTAATACCGATCAGGATTACGGCAAAGCTGATTGGTACATGCGCAGGTTGCTGTTGCATGTAGATGAGTGATCCGTTCAAGCGCGGCGAGGCAAACTACGCCGCGTTTCTTACAGAAGATCACGTGCGCGAACTGCGCCAGTTGCGTATTGCTGGTAACAGCTACAGACAACTAGCAGAACGCTACGGCATCGACAAGAAACACGCATGGCGCATCTGCCAACGCATTGCATGGAGCTGGCTTGAATGACACAGCAACATCCCATAACCCCACCGCCGGAGCTGGTGCAGCAGTGGACTGCTGACATTTTCGGAGACGCCCAAGAGTGCTTCTCTTGCGAAGTCGAGTTCGCCAACAGAGCCGCCCAATGGGGAGCCGACATGGAGCTGGCGGCCTGTTGCAGACAACTCACGGATCCCAAGTGGTACGACGAAATCAAGAACTTGCGTGGGCCCTTCCGCGCAGCAGAGCTCCGCGCCATCCGCCGCCCCAAGCCGCCAAGCTTGAAGGAACAGGCGCTGTCGCTCGTTGAGCAGCACGAAGACGGCTGGCGGCCGTCACCCAAGGACTGGGACACCATCCGCCGCGCACTGGAGGCGCTGCCCGAATAATCAGACCAACTACCCATTCAACCAATGACAATCCTCTGCGACTACGAGATCAAAGCGCTGTGCACCGATGGCATGGTGCCGAATTACGACGAGGCATTGATCAATCCTGCCAGCCTTGACTTACGGCTTGGTGACACGATCATGATCGAGTCTGCCGAAAACCTCAACATGCGGCCGCTCAGCATTGCGGGACGCACGGCGGAAAATCCTTACGAGCTGAAGCCTGGGCAGTTCATCCTTGCGCAGACGATTGAAGTGTTCAACATGCCGGAGAACATTGCCGGCCTGTTTTTCCTTAAGTCAAGTCGTGCGCGGGAAGGCTACGAAAACCTGCACGCTGGTTACGCCGATCCCGGTTGGCATGGCAGCGTGTTGACCTTAGAGCTGAAGAACTCGCGCCAAATCTTGCCGCTGCCGTTGTGGCCTGGTCTAAAGATCGGGCAGATGGTGTTCTTCCGCATGAGCCAGCAGCCGGTGACCAGCTACAGCGTCACAGGCCATTACAACTCAGACATCACGACGACGGCCTCGAAGCAGTTCCTCAGCGGCATCTAGGTGCCACTGCTCTAGACCAGTCCGCAACGCTGCCGACGCTTCCTGCGCAAGCCAGTGGATTTGAGACCGCTGGCTTGCTTCTTGCTCGGCTAGCAGCAGCGCATATTCCAGCAGTCCGCCCCAATCTGCTGCAGCATGTAACGCACGTAGCTGCGCAGCATTGGCAGCACCGTGGAATTGTGCTTCCATTGTATGCACTAACGGATTCTCCATGTCTGACGCTATTGGCGACTACTTGAACAGTATCGCGCGGTATCCACTACTCACACCGCAACAAGAGATACAACTTGGCCGCCGAGTTTCAAAGTGGAGGGAATTAAAGGATCTTGAAAGACCTTTGACAATGCAAGAACGCCGCGAGCTACGCAGCGGTGAGCGCGCGCGGCAAAAGTTCATGCAATCCAACCTGCAGCTTGTAGTGCATGTTGCACGCAAGTACAGCAGGCGCAACACGCAAACGCTTGACATGCTGGATCTGATCCAGGAGGGCAACATCGGTCTTGCGCGCGCTGTCGAGCTGTTTGACTACACTCGCGGGTATAAGTTCAGCACATATGCCTACTGGTGGATCCGTCAATCCATCGGGCGTGCATTGATTCAATACGATCCAATCATCAGGCTGCCGCTTGGCGTGCATGAAATGCTGATCAAGCTGAACAAAACAGCGCAGGCATTTGCGCAAGAGCACGGACGCACAGCAACCATGGCGGAGCTTGCCGCAGTGCTTGATGTGACCCCTAAGGTGATATCCGACACATTGCAGCAGTCTTATCGAGTCACAAGCCTTGATAAGCCTGCGCAAGATGAATCATCTAACATTCTTGACATCATTGCCGATAAAAGACAATACGACGTTGAGTACGATTGGCAGCTTGAAACAGTGCGTGATTATTGCGATGAGCATTTAGACGATCGCACACGTGAAATCATTTACGCACGCAACAGTCGCAATCCAGTGCCATGGAATGACCTAGAAAAGCGCATGGGCCTGTCACGTGCACGCATGTGCGAAATACAAAGGCGTGGCATCAGCCGCCTTCGTATGCTGATAGGTAACCCGCTGGCAGGCACCCCACTTGGCGCCAACAATACAGAAAGTCGGGAACGTCTGGAGGGTCTGCCTAGCGGGAATGTGTAAAGATCACCAGCAAGAATGGCAGGCTAGGGTGTTCTATCATCAGATGCTTGAATCCAGTGCAGCACAGCAAGCTCACGATCTAGCAGATAGGAATCCTGCTGATTGAACCATTGCTGCCATTCTTCGCTGCCCTTCTTTCGATTACATGGCCTGCAAGCTGGCACAAGGTTACTCGTCACAGTAGCGCCACCTTTGTGGCGCGGCTTGACGTGATCTAATGTGTCAGCTGCATCTCCGCAGTAGGCACATTGATGCTGCCATGCCTCAAAGATTTGCTGTCTGAATCTATGTTTTGCACTGCGTTTTGGGATGAGGTTTGCGCCATCAATGCAGTGATCCACGCAGTGGGCTCAATAATCCCATCGTACCTTTGGCTTGCCGCGACGCATTCCTAAATGCACAAATCCTTTAGGTGCGCCGTAGCCGAGCGAATACGGCCAGTTCTGATCGCACCACTCTTGCACGTGGTTGATGTTGACCTCGCGGATATAGAAATCAACTGCACCAACGTCGGGTGCGTCGTATAGGTGCTCGCTGCCACTGGAGCCACCTACCGCTGCATTGATGGCACGCGGGCGGTAGCCGCTGGTGATGACCACAGGCTTGCCGCCAAACTTGACACGTGCACGCTCAAGGAATGCCGCTAACTCTGCTGCCGTGTCGAGCTGATATTGATGGTCAAAGCGCCGTGCTTCTTGAAATAGCGCAAACTCACCAAGCTGCACGTGCGGTGTGATGCGAGCTGTAAATGCACTATTGGGCGACAGCTTGGCTGGATCCTGCTGCTGCTCACCAGCCCATAGCCTGCCTTCTGCGCGGCGACGACGCAGCAAACCTGCCTCTACGGCGCTGCCTGGGTTGCGGTATAGCTCCATTGCTGCTGGCACTGCCTGCCAGTCCTTGCCGACAAGGCATTTGCTGATTGTTTCAAAGCCAGTGCTGCCGTAGAAGCCGGCGCCGAGGTTGTAGGCAAAGGAGATCAACGCGCATTGCTTATTGCCCGTCATCTCATTCCAAAACGGCACGCGGTTGCGCAGTTTTGTGGCAATGCGCTCCACCTCAAGCGCTAGTAACTGATCGGCATCAATCACGGTGATCTTGTCACTGCGTTGCACCTTGCGACCATCTGGGTAGCGCGTGGCTCCATAGCCAATCGTTGCCACATCCCATCCGTGCAATGGGTCCGGGTATGCACTGAGGTGCACGCCCTCGAACTCTTTAATGAGCTTTATGGCTGGCTCATAATTATGCAACTTGCCGCCAGCTTGCCAGGTCTTGTACCAATGCTGATCCCTATTGAAGACTTCAGGCGCAACCTTTAATAGCTCAGCTTCTAATTCAGACACGGCTGCCATTTGATGCGGCGTGCCGTGTTTGTAGTATTTAAACAGGTCGGATAGCTTGATCATCGCTTAACCAATGGAGTGACAACACCAGCAAGCACTTCAATAGCCCTATAAAGCTTGACCGCAAGTTTGGCGGTTTTTCTTAGTGCTTTGTTGTCTTTTGGTGTTGGCGTCAAGTTGACCACGATCAACGCGACGCCATGAATGGCGACTGCTAAAGCAACGTAATCAGCAATGCGATCCATGGCTAAGCATGCGGCCGTCCCTCTAGCTTAGATACCCTTTGCTCAACCGTATTCAGCCGCGTAAAGGTTTCCTTGCGGTCTTCTTTGATGTCGCTGCCGAGCACTTCAAGTTGGGTGGCTATGTGCTCTACTGCGCTGGTCAACCGAATGACCGCATCCCGCGCTTCATCATTGCGGCGGCTAAAGCCCATCGCGCCCATTGCAGCAACGGAGATCGACGCCCCGGCGATAGCAGCGATCAGCTCGATCATGCCATTAGCTTAGCTACCTGCTAAGCTTGACACCTAAACCCTTTTGAGGCGTTTAGGCGATCCGCAGTGGCAGGCTGCGGCGAGGCCGGCACCGCGTGAGGACCGGCCACCTGCCACCCTTTTACCAGGGCACGCCTGCCTGCTTACTAGGGCTGCGTTGCTCGTCAATCTGAGCTTGCAGTGCAGCTTCAATCTCGGCAACTTTCTCGTCACCGCCCAGGGCTTCCTTGACCCAGCCGATCACAGTTGGCTCGTCGAGTTGGTTGTACGGGATGAGGTTTTCGGGACGTTCAAAGCCGATGCTGCCATATGCACCAGCCGAGTAGGTGCTGTCTTCAGCGTTGACGGTGTAGTGAGCGGTAAAAACAAAGCCGTCGTCGGTTTCGCGCTCAAGGGTGTTAATACTCCACGTAAAGGTGGCGGCCATGGTAAAACCGTGTTCAGTAGCAGGTTAGTAGGAGTGCAACCAGTTGAGTAGGCCGGTTGCCCGCCTAGCGACGTGGACTGGCCAACTTCAAACTTGAATCAAATTAGAAGTTGACTAGAGAAGGTGACTACTGGGCTTCAAGCTCGGCAGCAATAGCAAGAAGCTGAGAGCGAAGCGCGGGATTCTTGAGCTGCGCGTGTTACCCAGTCTTCAGTCTGAAACCCATCCATGCAGTCGAGCCAAGGAGCATCGTCTTTATCGGGGAGGTTGTGTTCAGTCATCTTAAGCTCCCAATAAAAACTCCACCAAGAAACGCGCCAGCAACGAGCAGACCAATTTCTAATTCAGTCATCGAGCTGCCTCACCAGTCTGAGAGCTGTGCCAATGTCTTCGTTGTAAAGCGCCTCTGTCAGTTTTTCCTTCAAGCTCGGTGGCTGGGGACGGCGTGCGGCGCGGAGTTGAGCGCTTGTCCACGTCCAGTCCTGTTTACTGATCCAGTCCACGCACGCCTTTAACTCCTGATCAGCGCCCCATTGGGCACCAAGCCGTACTAGTTCATACGCAGCGATTTCTGGTTTATCTGGGCAGCCAAAAAGCTGTTCACACCACTGCTCTACCAGCTCCGGCGGTGGAGTGATGGAATGTTGTTGTGTCATGGGTGATTAGTGGTAATGACTAGGCGGTGTGCTTATTCAGAAACTCGACCAGCAAGCGATGCGCTTCACCGGCATCAGCAATGAACTGACCGTTGTAGTGGAAGCCTTCTTGGTCAACACGGATCACTTCTTCCGTTGATCCACGGAGGACAATGCTGCTACCCGTGTATGGGTTTACCGCCGCGACGCTGAATGGGTATTCTTCTTGGGTCATGGTTTCTAGGGAACTGTGGCCAGGGGCAGGAGGTGCAAACTCGCTGCCCCACCACTATACGCTTGATCGGCAGTAGTGAGTAGGGTTACTGGCTCTGGCTAGCTTCTATGTAAGCCACAATGGCTTTCAATTCAGCAAGCGTCGCATTGTTCTTGATCATGTTGGCTCGCATCGAGATGACTGCCATGTTGCCAGGCACGTAACCCTTGCTGTTGTCGATCCGATCCAAGCTCGGAGAGTTTTCCACTTGATCGCGGTTTGACCTTCCAGCACCAACACGAGCGAACAGTGGGATACCCAACACCGGACAGGTTTCAGGAATCTCAATGTCGTCCTTCGTGATGGTGCAGTTTAGCCCGGCGATGCGAGCCCGATTGCGAGCCGCGTAGACCATCTTCTGCCGTGGATCCAACTCCATGTACTTCTGTATCTCGCACTGACGGCAGCGTGAAATACGAGGCACACCAAGAATGTCCTTCTTTGCCCGCTTGACTTTGTAGAAGTCAGTCTGCGGTTTGTGCTCTTTGCAGATGTTGCACTGACGCAGCGCGAGGCATGTCATCACCATGTACTGATCGCTGAGCGCTTCCATGTGTTCGTGGCAGTGCAAACGTAGACGTAATTGGCATCCCAGCAAATCTCACCAGCGGTGCCAGTAGCAGATGCTGAAGCGGGGGTTTTTGCAGTGGCGATTCTAACTCGATCACCGTTCACCTGTAAGAGTGCGCCGCCAGAGTCGGATGACGTGCCAACTAACAGGCGCCGCGAACTGTCCACCCTGAAGGCTTCGGAGCCAGACGCTCCAAAGACCAGTTGCGAACCGTTTATTCCTACAGGCAGCCAAGAAGAACCGGTACGGTTGTAGCCCTGAATAAATACTGTTGTTCCATCAAACCAGCTTTCAAGTCCAGATCCAGAAGATGGAAAAGTGCCGCTAGTGATAGCAAATCCACCATTGACGGAGAGCGTGGTCGCAGGACTAGTAGTGCCAATCCCTACGTTGCCTGTACTGCTAACCCAGACGCGTTCTTGTGCGCTGCCGCCATTTGGGTTTGTAGCAATAACAAAGCTGTTTCCGTTTTGACCTGCACCTGTAGTAACAGCTCCGATATAGGCGTGACGGTTATCGCTTAAATCGTTGGCAGAGTCAGTAAATGCAATCCGCGACTGCGCACTTGCACCTGCATTCCTGTTCTGCAGGTACAGATGTGTTACGGCACTATTAGCATCACTTCGCAAGTGACATAAAGCTGCAGGGCTACTAGTCCCCAGACCTAAGCGGCCACTGGAGTCAATCCTGAGTCGCTCACTTGCATTGACCCTAAAGGTCATTGCGTCATCGGTAAAGTTGTAATTAATGT